CGAATGGGAGGGTGACTATCTACAGGCTGACTTCCATCGTGAAGAGCTACGCTTTATTGATTCACTCAAGGCAGAAGGAGATCTATATGTTCCACGTTTTTAAGAGTGTAGCCTTAGTGATAGTTGCACTGGTAGTGTTTGGAGTTGGAACGGGGGTGTTATGAATGATGAAGAAGATCCGCATGATGATGTCACGGATTGGGTTGGTCACTTATCTAAACCGAGTGACCCTGGCCCTGAGTATCCTAGTGAACGTGTTGCTGGGAGGCCACAGTTACCAGACAATCGGAGCAAGAAACCTACAAAGGATGCGTGATAACAAGTTAAACTTGGTTTGGCTACTTGACTTTATCTATGGAGATTGTCATAGTCTTAACCTCTGGATAGATTGGAGAGCTAGGAGATGATTGTAATGCGACACAACAAGGTAGACCTTAAGCCTAACACTAAGCTACGTGATGCTGTGTCGCAGTACATCCGTAGTGCTAACTTCGCTAAGCTATCTAGTGCAGTACAGTATAAGTATGAGAGTACACTTAACCGTGTGTGTGCTACCAAGGTACAGAATGGTGCTGAGTTAGGTAACATCAAGCTAAGCGACATCAGGTACAAGCATGTGACGTATGCCTACGATAGGTGGACTGATAACAATGGTCCATCTGCTGCTAACTATATGGCTACATGCCTTAGTATCGTGCTTAACACAGCCATACGTCACGAGGCTATCATAGCTAACCCTGTGTCACAGCTACAGCGTAAGTCAGAGAAGCCTCGCAAAGTTAAGTGGTCCAAGGATGACGTTAGGTCTTTCCTTTCTACGGCATACTCTGAGTGGCGCTGGCGTAGCATAGGATTGATACTACACATGGCATACGAGTGGGGTCAACGCATAGGTGACATGCGCCTACTTAAGTGGGAGGACATTGACTTCGAAGAGCAACGTGTTGACATCACACAGTCTAAGCGTGGCGCTGAGGTACACCTACCTATACCAGATGAACTGCTAGCTATGCTTGAGGCACAGCGTGTAGACTTTGGCTTCCAGGATTATGTAGCGCCACGGGTTAAGCCTAACCATAGTGGGTACAGCCCTTACACTGCCATTGAGATTCACACTCAGGTCAACAACATCAAAGCTAAGGCTGGCCTTGACCCTAAGCTACAAGCCAGAGACCTACGCCGTACTGCTATCACTGAGATGGCTGAGGCAGGGGTGGATCTTGTAGGTATCATGCAGGTGAGTGGACACCAGAGTCCCAACAGTGTTAAGCCTTACCTGGTCAACACATTCAGTGGTGCATCAGCTGCACTATCAAAGAGAAGGGGAGACGGATGACAATTAGAGTCTATATATCAGTGCCCGAAGCTGTTAAACTGGGCTACCCTGATCTAAGAGGGACAGAAAAAGACGGTAAAAGATTTAAACGTTATTGTTATAATACAAACACAGGTCATTGTGCACCAAAGTATCAGTGTTCAAAAACGAGTAATGCAATAGTAAAAAGAAACAGAAAGAAGAAACTAGAGTACATGCAAAGGTATAAACTGTTAGTAGGCTGTGCATTTTGTGGGTATAAAGAGCACTATGCTGCATTAGACTTTGACCATGTAAATCCCAGTGAAAAAAGTGGTACTATTTCGCAATCATACAACGGATGGGGTATGAAAAAGATAAAGGATGAAATAAGAAAGTGCCAAGTGTTATGTGCAAACTGCCATAGAGTAAAAACAATGCAAGAAAAGGATTACCTACATGTCAAGGACCAACATACGTGATTACCTAGACACACTCGACATACGTGATGGTGACTCCCTTCGTATGGACTGCCCGTCATGTCGCTCCCGCAACACCTTCTCGTGCTTCAAGGATGGGGGTGACTACGTGTACAACTGCTTCAAGCTAAGCTGTGGTTTGCGTGGCGCATACAGTACAGACATGACAGCTGCAGAGATTAAGTTACGCATGAGTAAGACAGAACCTAGTAAGAACAAGGAGATAGAAGCACTAGTTTATCCAGAATATGTGGTGCAGCCTACCTCAGATCACGTTTTGTTACAGAGGTTTATCGACAGGTATGACCTACAACATGAGGGTTTGATGTACGATGTGAAGGATAGACGTGCTGTGTTTCCTATACACTACAAGGGTAAACTCATTGATGCTGTAGGCCGTGCGCTTGATGGTGCTATACCTAAGTGGTATCGCTACAGTGGTAACGCTGACTACTTCACCAAGCGTACCAACTCTAAGGCTGACGTAGCTGTGGTAGTTGAGGATGTAATCAGTGCGATAAAAGTGTCACACTTTATGCCCAGCGCAGTAGGCTTTGCAGTCCTGGGTACATCTATAAGTGTGACAATTATGCAACAGCTAGGAGCATTCAACAGGGTGATCGTAGCGTTAGACAGGGACGCAGTACACAAGACCTTGCAATACAAACGAGAGATAGAGCTATGGACAGGGTTACCCACCAAGGCTTTACTGCTTGACGATGACATCAAGTATGGTGTACACGAGGATATAATTAGACTTAAGGAGATGGCATTATGATTAAAGCAACATACATTGCCCACATGGGTAACGATCTAACAGTAGCTAACGCAGCACGGGTCAGCTTTGGTAAGACCAGCGAGATGGAAGACGATCCCTGGGGGCCACCTAAGCTCAAGGCTAAGGATGATAAGCTCATTCGTTACCTTGCCAAGCACAAGCACATTAGCCCCTTCGGTCATTGCTTTGCATCGTTCCACGTCAAGGCTCCGATCTTTGTAGCACGACAGCTAGTCAAGCATAAGTTCCTACGTTGGAATGAGATCAGCCGTAGGTATGTCAGTGACCCTCCAGAGTTCTTTGAGCCTAAGGAGTGGCGTGGTAAATCTGCTGATAAGAAGCAAGGTAGCTCTGGTGTTGTCCACGATGTGAACATCAAGACCACACAACGGTTAGTCGCTATGCTTTACGATAACCTTCTGGAGCAGAACGTGTGTGAGGAACAAGCCAGAATGGTGCTACCTCAAAACCTTATGACTGAGTGGTACTGGTCTGGTAGCCTTGATGCCTTCGCTGATATGTGTAACCTGCGCTGCAAGGATGACACACAGGCAGAGACACGAGAGGTAGCACGACAGATAGATCACAAGATGATTGAACTATTCCCTGTATCTTGGGACGCACTGACGGAGAATGATGATGACTAAACTGTATGACTTAGAGCCAATGATACTGGACTGTTGGCGTGTATGTAATGACCTTGAGGTGGTGTTTAAGCAGATAGGTGATGGTGAACGTGAACCTACGCACGATGAGATGATGAACACCTTGATGGGTATGCAACAGCTATACGAGTGGAAGTTTGAGCAGCTGTTTTTTAAGTATGAGGAGCTATGCCGTGACAGACAATGAGTGGCCTATGGAAGCAGACTTCACAGACGTTAGACCTATGACACCAGAGGAACGTAAGGCTGCACAGGAACGTGATGAAAAGAATGGTAAGAGCAATGATAAACAGTGAATGGAAACGCTTGATGAAAGAGCATGAAGACTTTAAGGGTAGCGTAATGGCTGAACATACAGCTGATAACGTGAACAGCCCAGCGCACTACGGTAAGGGTAAGATAGAATGTATTGACTACATCGAAGACTTCCTAACTAAAGAGGAGTACATTGGCTACCTGCGTGGTAACATAGCTAAGTATCTACACCGCTGGCGTTACAAGAATAAGCAAGAGGATCTACTCAAGTCGCAGTGGTACTTAGATCGTCTGATACATATGGATGGAAAGGACACGGCATGATACCTGTAGGTCAACTACGTTTGTTACTCACCAAGGCAGGGCTAGACTTTGTTATCACTCGTGTTGAGGGTAACGTAGCACACGTCAACATACTTGTAGCGGAGCAGCCAGATGTACAGCGTTGAGTTTGAGCATGACATTGCTATCGTTACTAGTATGGACGAGCATGATGAGTTTGAGGACTTGGAGGTGGTGCTTGCTGATGAGGGTGCGGTTTACCTCAGGCAGTACGATGAGTCCTATAAAAGCTACCAGCTTATCGTAATATCTTATCAACAGCTACTAGACTTAATCACTTCACTAGATCAAACAGAAGGCATGTGGAGATTAGAACCTATAAAGGACACACGATGATAGAATATCTATATGGGGCAGCTACTATGTATGCGTTGGCTGCTATCCTATTGCTTAATGTAACAGACCCGACTGATCCTGAGAGACCCAACTCACACATATGGTTCTCACTTGGTTGGCCCGTGGCAGCTATCGTATCTATATATGAGTTCCTTCGTTACGGATCAAGAGAGGACGAATAACATGACAGAGACAGCATTACTACGCAACCTAATGAACAAAGAGTTCTACGACAACCACAAGGGTATGCGTTGTCCTGATGCGCTGTTCACTAAGGACATGCGTAAGATCAAGCAGGCTCTGGATCAGGCTATGTCGCTGTATGACAAGAGCATCACACCCTCTGAACTAGAGGCGCTGTTCTTTACAGCTAACCGTACTATGACTACGGCTAACAAGGAGGCATACTCTCACCTGTTCAAGCGCATTGAGAGTGAGTCTCCTATGCACGAGGAGATTGCTACTGAAGTATTGTCTCGCCTGTTCCAGCAACACGTGGGTGAGTTAGTAACTAACCTAGGGTTTAACTACGTTAACGGAGAGGAGAACAACCTAGAGAAGCTACGCAAGCTAGTCGAGGACTACAAGGATGACTTCACACCTAACCTCAACATCCAGTTCGAGGACATTGAGTTGGACACTATCCTTGAGGGTATC